CTGCTGCACGAGCTGCTCCGTTCTCTACTTGCTGGTGTGGGCGGGCTGCTCGGTAGGCGCCCCCGGCTGGACCCCGGGGGCGTCGTCGTTGGTGGCCGCTGCCGACTGGACCTCGGCGGCGACGAACTCGGCGAGGCCCATGTAGGCCAGGAGCTCGGTCTTGCGGACACGGAAGGCGCGGCCGAAGCGGATGACCTCGACGGGGAACTCGCCCTTGTCGATCAGGTCGTAGCCGAGCGTCTCGCCGATGTTGAGGGCGGCGAAGGCCTCGCGAGCCGAGGGCATCGCGGGCAGCGCCACGACCTGAGCGAGCGTCATGGGGGCGGCGGTCGTCATGAGTTCACCTGCTGCGCGGGGACGAGCGTCCGGCCGGCGCGCTCCATCGGTATGAAGAGGACCAGCAGGTCCACGCCGAGCCGGGCCGCGATCGCCTTGGCCTTGTGCTCGGGGACGGTGGTCTGCGCGCCGGACATGAGCGCGCCGATGGTGCCGTTGGCGACGCCCACCGCCTCGGCGAGTCCGCGGCAGGTGATGGCCTCACCGGTGCCGGTGCGCTCCATGAGCGTCTTGAGTCGGTCGCCGCTGACGACCGCGTACATGAGCGGTTTTGCGGGCTCCTGCATGCGCGTTCACCTCATGGGACGGGTCATTCATCGCGCTGAATAGCGCGATGGGTAGAGCATCACATGAGCTGAACGGGATGTCCAGTGAACTGAATGGAGGGTGAGGGTTGTGCCAAGAACCGGCCATTGGGTGGGGTGGACTGGCGCGCATGGCTAGTGTGCTGAACAATCCGTCCAGTGAACGGAATAGCACCCCCCGCAGACCAGCGCGTACGTCTCAGTAGCCTCAGAAGCACACCTGAACGAGCCGGACGCACGCCAGTTCCCAGGAGTGACAGGATGAGCACTATGGCGACGCATGACGACAAGCCCACGCGAAAGGACAGCGGTCCTGAACGGACAGGCCCATTCAGGGACTTGATCCGTAGGCGGCGGGCCGAGCTGAACGAGAGCCTGGACACCTTCGCGGCGAAAGCGACGGACCCGGTGTCCGGGGAGCGCGTCACACGTGGCTGGATTCATCGCCTGGAGACTGGGCTGCCCGTGAATGCTCCACAGGCCGAGCAGCTACGGGCACTTGCTGTTGCGTGCGAACTCCCGCTGGAGCAACTCCAGGACGAGGCCGGCCGCGAGTTCCACGGTGTGGACCCGTTGGTCAGCGGATCGTCCGAGGCGAAGGCGTATGTGCGCAAGCTGGACCAGCTCCCGGACGACCAGCGCCGGCGCTTGCTGCAACTGATTGACACGCTCGTTCCCCCGGAAGAGTGAACCCCCTGAAGCAAGCATTCCCCTTTGTTTCACTCTGCGTGAGGGTGGGCATCGCACCGTAGAGATTTGGCCTCTACGGTGCGATCATGTGCCAAGCATTTGGACGGTACACGCACTGGTCCAATCGCTTGTTCGAACGCATGCCCGAATTCATGGGGGAGGCTGCATGGAGTCACAGCGGTGCTGGCTGGTCTGGAGTGACGACCTGCCTGACGACGAGGTGATGGTGCCGATCAAGACAAAGGACGGCCTTGCCCTTGCGTGCCGCCCCGGGGAGATGTCGAAGCGGATGTTCGACGATCTCAACGCGGCGGCGAGGCATCTGATCGGTGTCGGCATCGTCTCCATCAACGACAATGGCGAGAAGCCGCCTGAGCGGAGGGAGTAGCGCAGATGCCGTCAGCACGCCGGGCCGGGAGCATCTACCGCCGGTGCGAGTGCCGCGACGGCGACGGAAAGCTACTGGGCACGAAGTGCCCGAAGCTGAAGAAGAAGAACCACGGGTCCGTAGCCCTCCGACAGGAGCTGCCGCCGGGCGCCGATGGAAAGCGCCGGACTTTCAGGCGCACCGGGTACACCGAGGTGAACAAGGCCCAGGGCGACCTCTCCCGCCTGCAGGCCATCCTTGAGCTACCGGGCGACGACCCGGCAGAGCAGCAGCGCGTGGGAGATCTACTCGCCGACATCTCCCGGCGCCGCGCTGACATCCCCAAGGCCGCAGAGGTGCAGCGGCGCCTGGGCGTAGGCGTCCCCCTGGACGGACAGACCACCGTGGCCGACTGGCTCGACCGGTGGATGGCCGGGAAGAAAACGCGCACCACGACGAACGCGGGCTACCGCTCGCACATCAAAGTCCACTTGAAGCCCCACCTCGGGCACTACCGCCTCGACAGGCTGAACGTCGGCCACGTCCAGGAGATGTTCGACGCCATCGTCGACCAGGCCGACGTGATCCGCGCCGAGAATGAAGCCCGTCGCGAGCAGGAAGCGCGAGCGAAGTGGCACCGCTCCGGCCGCCCGCCGGCCAAGGAGCGGGACCGCCTGGCCGCCGAGCGCGCGAAACTGGCCGAGATGAAGGCGTACCGGAAGGTCACCGGCCCGGCCACCCGGCACGCGATCCGCCGCACGCTGAGAGCGGCCTTGAACGCAGCCATCGCCCAGCAGCTCATCGTCTTCAACGCGGCCGCGCACGTTGAGCTGGGCTCCAGCGCGCGCCCGAAGGGCTTGCTCTGGACGGCCGAGCGCATCACCCGGTGGCGGGAGTCCGGTGTGATTCCCAGCCCGGTGATGGTCTGGAGCCCCGAGCAGCTGGGGCAGTTCCTCGACGCGGCTGAGGACAGCAGCAGGCTGTACGCCTTCTTTCACTTGGTTGCTCACCACGGCCTGCGCCGCGGTGAGGGCGTGGGAGCGGACTGGGCGCACGTGCATCTGGACGTCGACCCGCCGCGCATCGAAGTCCTCACGGAGATCGTGGTGGACGGCTGGACGCCGATCGAGACAGCCCCCAAGACAGACTCCTCCATGTCGGCGGTGATGCTCGACCGGGAGACCGTAGCCGTACTGCGCGAGCACCGAGCACGCCAGGATGCCGAGCGCGCGGCACGGCTGGAGGCCGGGAAGGCGTGGGCCGACACCGGCAAGGTCTTCACCGCAGAGGACGGCAGCTGGCTGCACCCGGACGTCGTGTCGAAGGAGTTCAAGCGGATCGTGCAGAAGGCGGACCTCCCGCCCATCAACCTGCGCGACCTCCGGCACGGTGCGGCTGCGTTGGTGAAGGCGGCTGGCGGCGACATCGACGACGCCAGCAAGAAGCTCCGGCACTCCACGATCGTGCTGACCGCCGACACGTACATGAGCCTGTTCCAGGAGTACGAGCAGGACCTGGTGGAGAGGGCGGCGGCTGCCGTGCCGCGGGCCCGGCGCGAGCGTGGAACGGCCCCTGCTGCGGGCGCTGTACCGCAGCAGGAGCCGGGTGCACCGCAGCCAGCGGGCGCGGATGCTGATGACCCCACGGTACGGGCCAGCACTGACATTGGGGAGTCCTCGGCGTAGAATCGAGGGACGGGTAAAGGGCCTCTGACCTGCGGGTCGGGGGCCCTTCTTGCTGGCCCCGTGCTGGCCCGGAAGCCACGTAAGAGCGCGGTACGAGACGGTACGAGACACGGTGAAGGGTGGCCGATGAACGTCCGCTAAACGCCGCTGACCAGCAGGGGACGGTACGGCGGGCGGTAGCGCGGTACGAGACGGTACAAGCCGTCATGAGGGCTCATCAGACTTTTAATCCATTGGTTGTGGGTTCGAGTCCCACAGGGCCTACAGGTCGGACCCCAGCTCAGAGTAGGAATGAGCTGGGGTCCTGTCCGTTTTGACCGGTCGTCATGATCGATAGCTGGCCCGTAGCTGGCCCGAGAGATCGGGAAAACAGAAGGGCGGCCACCCGCGAGGGTGACCGCCCTTCCCTGCGTCCAGCGTCCTCTCCTGGGGTGCCCTCCCGGGTAGCCGCAACGCCTTCAGCAGGCTCATCGGGCGAGTGCCCAGGCCGATTCAAGATCACACAAATTAGGGTCCACCCTAATCACATTGGATCATGGGACCGGTGGGGTGGACGAGTGCCACGTCCCACCCCACCCGACGCCCGGGTCCTCGCCCGTCGTCGCCAGGTCGGGGAGCGGATCCGCCACGTGCGGGAACACCTGAACATGTCTCAGGTGGACGTGTGCGGACGGAGCGGGATCGACATCGCCTCGTACAGCCGAATCGAGCAGGGCCACGCTTCGCCACTCCTGGACACGCTGATCCGGATCGCTGACGCCATGGGGGTCGAGCTGGAGGATCTCGTCCGCCGCGCTGGGTGAGCGGCCCGCCCCCGACGGGGGTGGCAAGGGCGGGCCGCTCGGTCCCGCTACCGGTCCGGCCGGCGTGCTGCGGGCCGGGAGCGGGAGGCTATGGAGAGGTCGTACAGGGCGCGGGCGTCGGGGCACCAGTCCCGGTGGACGCAGCGCGCGCACTTGTCGGTGTGGATGGTGAAGACGCGGGCGGCCTCGCGGGCGGCGCAGGGCTGGCAGGCGCGCGGTCGCCAGCGGCGCACGGCGCCGGTGTGGGTGGACAGCCGCGGGCCGAGGTCGACCGGCAGCTCCCGTGTGCGGCGGCACCACACGCATCTGGTCCCGGCCTCTTGCTCGGGGCGGATACGGTCCGGCCGGGGCACGGGCAGTAGCTCGGGCGCGCGGATGTAGCCGGGGTGCATGGCGTTCACCGGTCCGCGAACGGGACCAGGCCGTGTTCCCGGCGGCAGGGGGCACAGGCGTAGTGCACGTGGCCCGGCCCGGACCCCTGCTCGACAACGTCGATGAGGCGGACGTCCCCGGCGAACCGGTTGTGCCACGAGCAGTAGCCGTAGCCCTGGGGGGTGTCCTCTTGGGCGGTGTCCTGCGTAGGCTCTGCCATGTCGTCGCTCCCGCGTAGCGTCGTCCACGCCCCCGGCCGGTCGCACGGCGCGGGGGTTTCTGTGATCTGGACCATACCGCGCCTTACCGCGCCTTGCCGAGGGTTCCTGCGGTCGCGCGGCAGGGTGCGGCTACCTACGTTCGGTGGCATGGGTGAGGAGTTGGACCGGACGCGGGCCGTGTGGCGGCAGGTGGCGCAGATCGTCATCGGTCGCATCAAGGACGGCACGTACCCGCCCGGCTCCCGTATCCCGGGGACGCTGGAGCTCGCGACCGAGCTGGGCATCGCGTCGTCCACCAGCCAGAAGGCCCTCGCCTACCTGCGGCGCGAGGGGTGGCTGCGCGGGGAGACCGGTATCGGCACGTTCGTCGTCGACCACCCGCCCACCGAACGCTCCCGGGCATGACGAAGCGCCCCCACCCTCCCCCATGACGGGGAAGAGCGGGGGCATGCGGCGTGGGGGTGAGTCGTCCCGGGCCGGCCTCCCACCACGGGGCCGGGCCGGGACTTACGAGTCGATGCCGTGCAGGTACGGGCGGACCTCATCCGGTATCGGCTGCGGCGGCGGAGGCGGCTCCAGGCGCTGCTCCCGCATGTACGCGACCAGGGAGCGCGCCCATCCGCCGATGTACCGCAGCGCGTAGTCCTGGGTGCTGATCCGCGCCCGGTCCCGTTCGGCGTCGGCCTCCATCTCGTCGATCTTCTGGCCCTGCCGGGTGATCTCCTTCTCCATGCGGTCGGTGACCGCGGTGAAGTCGTCGCGGCGCTGCTGGCCGCGCGGCTGGCGCCGGCCGATGACGGCGGTGGTCACGGCACCGATGGCGGTGACAACAGCGACGGCCAGCGCGCTGAGCGCGGTCAGCATTTCAGGTCTCACGGGGTGGCTCCGATCGTGCCGGGGGTGGCTCGTCCCAGCCGATGGCGACCAGACACACCGCCCCGAACGCGCCGAAGATCATTGCGACGACCCAACCTCTGGGGCTCTCTCCGAGTGGCCACCAGGAGAGCAGGTACGCCATGGCCCACGGGGTGGCAATCAGCCACACCGCGAGGAAGCCGGGCCAGTCATGAGGCTGCCGCAGCCACGCGCAGACGATCGCGAGGACACCCGCGGTGATCCACGCCCACCCCCACACCTGGAGCGGGGCGAGCTTCAACAGCAGGGCCAGCCCTTGCCGGTCCCCGGTCGGCTGGACGACCTGCCCAGATCCGTAGCCGATGGCGACGATGCCCTTGCAGGTGAGGAGTGCGCCGCGGCGGCCCAGTTGCTCGCCGAGCCGCCGGACCACCGCACGCATCAGACGCCCGTCGGCGTGGACGGCTTGTTGGGGACGGCCCAGGTGATACCCCATGCGGCGAGGACGGCGAGCGCGATGGTGATGCCCTCGCCGGTGGTGACGACGTCGTCCTGGACGGCCGTGACGCCGGCCGCGGCGCCGGCCGCGAGACCGGACACGATGGCCTTGGCGATGCTGGAGATTCTCATGGGTGATCAGTCCTTTACGTCGAATCCGTGCTTGCTGCCGAGGCGGGCGAGGCTGGTCTTGCCGGGGATGCCGTCGGCGTCGGTACCGCGGTAGCCGAGGCGCCGCTGCCACGCGCTGTAGGCGCTGATGGTGGTGGTGCCGAAGTGGCCGTCCGAGTAGGTCTTGCTGAGCAGACCCTCGTCGACGAGGGCGGCCTCCACGGTGCGCACGCCCGCGTAGGTGACCGGCTGGCCGGACGCCCTGGGGTTGGTGCGGGCGGCGGCGACCAGCTGGGAGAGGTCGACGATCGGGCGGCGGGGCGTCGGCAGCTGTACGGCCGGCGCTTTGCCGCCGAGGCGGTCGCCGATCCGGTCCCGCATGCCCCCCATCGAGAAGCCGCGCGGGTCCACCTTCCCCGGCTGCCACTCGGCGTGCCCGATCACCGAGCGCTCGTCCCAGCCGTGGTGCCGGCAGACGGCGGCCGCCGCCCGCTCGATCGCCTCCAGCTGCACGGCCGGCCACGGGTCCTCGCCGTCGCCCAGGTTCTCGCACTCGAACCCGTAGAAGGCCCGGTTGCCGTCGGTGTTGGCCTCGTTGTCCGCGGGCAGGCCCTGCTCGGCGATGACGGCGCGGAGCACGTCGTCGTCGCCCAGGCCCGCGTGGTTCGCGCGGCCGTAGCCGACCAGGTGGACGCGGCCGTCCTTGGTGATGACGCCGTGGCAGAGCGGGCCCGGCAGACCCGAGTAGCCCTTCCGGCAGATCTCCACGGTGCGGGCGCTGCCCTTGGTCACGGTGTGATGGATCATCACACCGTGCACCGGGCCCCACGGGCCCATCTGGTTGCGGTTGTGGTCGCGCCAGTCACCGACCTGCACGACGTCCAGGCCCTCCTTGAGGAGCGCGGCCAGGAACGAATTCGCGGACATGGGTGGTGCCATGTGCCCTCCAGGGCATGAGAAACGCCCCGGCCGGCGGGCGCGGGGCGGGCGGTAGGCGGGGATGGGGCTACGCGGTGGGTGTGGGTGTGATCCGCTGCTGGTAGCCGTAGGCACGGGTGGCGTAGGTCACCCGGAAGTCGTCCGAGCTGTCGAGGAGGTCGATGAGCCGCTGCACGATCTCGTAGACGCCGTCGGCGTCCGGGTTGTCGGGCACGGCCTTGATCTCGAACGGGACCGTGTACTCGCCGACGTAGGAGGTGCTCGCGGCGCGGATGGTCCACTGGCTCTGTGTCGGTCCTTCGGGGGTGTCGAGGGGCATTAGGGCTCCTTGTTGTAGACGATGTGCAGCCGCAGGTTGCGGCCGCTGGAGATGGTCGATGAGCCGGTGCGCAGGGTGATGACGCCGGTGGTGTCGAGGACGAATCCGCCGGATGATGTGCCGTCGTCCCACGATCCGTTGATCATGGACGCCGAGTTCGGCCGCCATCCGGCGGGGATGGTGCCCACGTTGGTGTCGCCGATGTTGCCGGTGGTGGCAGGGATTTCCGCGCCCGACCGCTGGACGTACAAGTTGATCTCGACCGTGCCGCCCTGCCGGTTGGCCCAGAAGTTGTTCACGGTCCACCCGGACGCGGCGACGAAGCCCGAGGTGGTCTCGTCGTCCAAGGCGTAGTCGTTGAGCCGGCCTGCGGTGACCCGCATGCCGGCCAGCCATCGAGTCATCGTCGTCTCCTACATCGCCACATAGACGGGGTTCGCGAGCCGGACGTCTGTGCCCGCCGCGTGGGCTTTGGCCACCCCGTTCTGGGCGCGCGCGACAGTGAACGTCTGCGGCCCCGTCCCGGCGGACGCGGGTGTGATCCGGGCCGCCCACACGTACAGCACGTCCGTGGGCGCGGGCGTGTTGCCGTGCCGGAGTCGGGCCCTGGCCTGTGAGGCGGACGCCGGTGCCGTGTAGGTGGCCTGCAGGCACGTCCACTGGCCGGCCGGTGCGGACAGGGCTGATCCGGCGGACGTCGACAGGAACGTGCCCGTAGAGCTGTACCAGTAGATCGACGGGCGGATGTCTGACCAGCCGCCCGGCGAGTACACCCACGCGGACATCACGTAGCTGGTGCCGGGGGTGACGCTGCCGACGCCGGACAGGGTGCCGACCACGCCGGCGAACGTGGCTGCACCGCCGGCGGGGGTGATGAGCAGGGAGCCGCGAGCGCGCGGGTGCGGGTGAACCACGGCCGTCGACCAGGACAGGGCGGCGCTCTCGGCACTCCAGCCGTCTATGCCCGTGTCGAAGAACGGGTTCTGCTCCGCGTTCACCAGGACGCCCGGTGCGAGGACGGCCATGACCTCCCCGCCGATCCGAAGGTCGAACGGCGTGTCCGAGGGATCAGACGTCCACAGTGGGCCTGCGGTGACGGCGATCGACACAGAGGTGTCGTCCGCGTCGACGGCCGCCGCCAGCTCGCTGCCGTCGGTGTCCACGTGCGAGGTGAAGGAGTCGACGACGGCGGCCGTCCACGGTGCACCCGGCAGGCAGTTGAACGTGATCGTCCAGCCGTCCGGTCCGGCCTCTTCGGTGTACCCGGCCACGAGGACGTCGACGTCGTCCGGCCCATGGTCGGGCGGGAGGTTGGTGAGGCGGATCTTGTCGCCGACGTCCAGGCGCAGGATGTCGTCGATGTGCTCGTACACGCGGCTGTTGGCCAGGTTGAGCGTCAGCCTCGTGTACCGGACCCCCGCGTAGGTGCCCAGGTGCAGCCGCATTCCGGCGACCTGGGCGGCCTGGTCGTCCGTGTACAGGCTGTAGGTGTGGGACGTGTCGTAGCGGCCCACTCCGCCGTCCTCCGGCGGCAGGACGGACAGCGGCCCTTCCTCGAGGACCTCCCGCGCCGGGACCGACCCGTACTCCCGTTTCACCGAGACGTCGTTCTCGGTGAGCCGGTCGTCGTCCACGGGGCGGAAGGGCGGGCTGATGAGGCCTGCGCTGTAGTCCAGGACCAGGGCCGGCGGCTGGTTCCACAGCGTGCTGCCGCCCCGGTGGATGACCTCGATCCGGTCCCGCGCGTCCAGCAGATACCCGAAGTCCGTGCGTGCCGCCTCGGTCAGCAGCTCCAGGAGCCGCTTTTGCCCCTGGATACCCATGAGCTGCTGGAAGGTGGCTTCGCCCGCCACCGATGCGGTGTATCCCGCTTCCGTGGCCAGCCGCTCGATCCGTTTACCGGCCCGCTCGCCCTGGTAGCCCATGTACGCCTCGTAGACCTCAGCTGCCGAAGGGCCGCTGCCGTCCCAGTAGGTGACGTAGCCGAAGCTGCGGTCGGACATGGTGACGCCTTCGAGGGTGGAGAACCCCCACCCGAGCTGTACTTCCTCGGCCGACTTCACCGTGATGCCGGGGATCGTGCCGCTGCCCAGGAGCTGCCCGTCCATGTACAGGTACCACTGGCTGGAGCTCGCGGGGACGATGCGCAGCCGCAGATGGTGGGGATCCTCGGTGTAGAGCCCCAGGCTGGTGTACGTGCCGAGCAGGCCCGAGGTGAAGTCCTCGTCGCCCCAGGCTGAGTATGTGGCGGTGATCCCGTCCCCGACGCCGTCGAAAATGATGGTGAGTTCGATGCGGTTGTCGTCGTCTGTCCCGGCGCCGCGGTCGGTGATGAGGAGACGGCCCGAGGACGGGGTGCCGCCGCCGGACAGGTACACGTCCACAGACCAGGCCGCGTCCGTGCCCGCGGTGCGCGGCAGGCCGCCGCGCAGGCCTCCGGTCGTGTTCGCTTTGGCGGACAGGACCGGTTCGATCCAGTCCGCGAGGGACCCGGCCTGCCAGTCGGGTGGAGTGTCCGTGCCGGTGAAATCACGCACGGCCTGCATGTCCTGCCCGCCCACCAGGCTCTTGGCGCCGGTGGTGCGGGGCCCGTCGGTGAGCGGCCAGCACTCCACCGGCCCCCGGGATTTGATGAACCGCAGCAGCGCACTGTCTTGCGGCCGGTTCCCGGCGTCCATCCGCCGCATCAACCCGCTGGGGTTGATCGAGACGTAGTTGTCGTTGCCGGACAGGTCCCGGGTCGGCGGCCACGCCGGCACCTCCCCCGCCATGCGCACGTGCCGGTTGGTCAGGGTCACACCACCCTGCACGGTCCACGTGAGGCCATGCGAGGTGAACGACGTGGCGCCGGGGGCTGCGTCGGAGACCTCCAGGTGAGCGGCGGTGGTGCCGTTGATCCCGTTCAGCAGCTTGAAGGCGTACACCCGCCCGATCATCGGGTCGCCCACCAGGTAGATGTTGTTGCCGAGCTGGATCCCGGCGGTCCCGTTGTACACCGTGGTGGTCGACGTGCCCACGACCGGCTCACCGAGCGGGGTCCAGTCGGTGTCATCGACCGTGCGGCCGGTGTAGAAACACAGCTCGTAGCCGCCGGCCCCGTTGTTGACGTCGAGCGTGATCCGCAGGGTGAGGCGCTGGCCGTGGTACGCCACCAGGTGCGCTGTGGAGAACTGGGTGATGACCGATGCCACGGTGCCGTCGGGGGACCAGTAGAAAGCGATCTGGCCGGAACCCGCCCGGGTTATGCCCCAGCAGCGGTTATCGCCTGATGGGACGTATCGTCCGCCCAGCATGCACTGCCGGTCCCAGTCCTCCATGGCCAGGTCGATACGCACGTCCAGGTCGGTGACATCCAACTGGGGGGCGTCGGGCGTCGCGAGCTGGCTGGTGACAGCACCCGACATGGCGGCCCACGGCGAGCCCACCTCGTACCCCCACCGGAAGCCGGTGTTGCGGCCGATCAGCCCGTACAGCGGGCTGGCCGGGTTGCGGGGCGCGTACCGGTCGTCGCGGCTGTCCAGGTCGCACGTGCAGGACGTCGGCGAGGCTGTGGACGACGACTCCGAGGACAGGCCCCGGGTGACGGTGATCTGTGAGGTGGTGGCCCGTAGGTCCTCGGTGACGTCGTTCCAGACGCCGTTGTAGGCCAGTTCAGCCCAGATGGGCGGGGGCAGGTTCGGCATTCACCTCACCCTTCTGCGAACTTGACGACGCTGCCGCCCGCGGTGACGCGGACGGTCTCTTGGAACCACTCGCGGAAGGCCCGAGGCGCGGTGCCCCGCCACTCGAACACGACGTGCGGCGCTGCGGCCTGCGCTCCGCCGAGGGTGGACGCGAACGGCATCGGGGCGCCCGCACCGGCGGGCCGGTAGGCGGCCGGGTCGACCACGGCACGCATCGCCTCATCGACCACACCCGCGTTGTTGTCCACGCCCATGGCGATACCGGCCGGGATCCAGTGGCCGATCTCGTCCGCAGCGAGCTTGGACGGGGATCCGATGTGCAGGAAGTCCTTGACGGGGTCGACGACGTAGTCGGAGGTGAAGTTGGCGACCTTCGACCACAGCCAGCCGCCGGCCGCGGAGATGCCGTCCCAGAGTCCGAAAACGAAGTCCAGGCCCGCGTTGTACATCCGGTAGCCCTGGCTGGAGAGCGCGCCGACCAGGCGCTGGGGGATGCCACCGACCCAGGAGATCATGGCGACCGTCTGGGCGGCGGCGCCGTCCCGCATGGACTGGAAGGCGGACCAGGCCCGGTTCCACAGGGCGCTGCCGAGGCCGGACAGGGCGGCCGAGGCGCGGCCTGGCAGGCCGGTGACGGTGTCGATGAAGCTGTTCCACTGGCGGCTGACCGGCTCGGCGATGTAGTCGGACCACAGCCCGGCGAACCAGATCCCGGCCGCGCTGCCGATCACGGCGAAGGCGTGCCCCACCTGGCCGGCCTTCTCTGACACCCAGCCCGTGAAGGAATCCCACCAGTGGGGAAGGTTCTCGCGCAGCTTCACCAGGAGCTGCCCGACGAACCCGCCGATGATGAGACCCGCGATCGACCCCAGGGCCACGATCAGCAGGACGGGGAGCTGCGTGAACGCGAGGATGATCGCGCCCGCGATGGCGAGGATCTTGAAGAGGTTCACGGGGTCCTCGGCCGCGTAGTCGGCGAGTTTCGCGCCGA